ATACTACGGTTCATTCTATTGAATGAAGTAGTACTCATTCATCTTTCATATGTGGAAGATCCTTCAATGATGTTTCAGCCAAAGTAACTAAGTTAAGTAATTAACTTATTATAATAACTAACATCTAGGTGGCACCTGTACTTAAACTGGCGTCCTCGAAAGAGAACAGCGCAGTAGCCATGATACCTCCTTAGAATTATACTAATATAACTTATGAAACACAATAATAAATTATCATATTTCAGAAACTATACTAGACAGTTACTAAGTAGTAATATTGTGACTATGTTTTCGCTGAGTAAAGAGCGATCTTTACTTAGAGTTTTACATAGAGTTGCTCCTAAATTATTAAGAGTAGCTCTTACTAAAACTAAAGTTGCTCCTAGACTTAGAAGATTCAATAAGTTTCTCCAATTAATGATGAAATTTTATCGTCATCATGGAGCTGCTTTTACCATTAAATGGTTAAAAGCATGTCACTTAGCTGTACAGCGGAAAATATCTTCGAAACCTTGTAAATCATTACGGGATATTGAACCTAATCTACCTTGTCCTCGATTAATCAATGGATTACCATCGTTTATCGGGACAATAGATAGAAGTCTTATTAAGAGAAATCATTCTCCTACTATAAGATTTTGGTTATCAATTTTATCGATTTATCGGATCCTTCAAGGTCCTTTAAATCCAAAATTAAATACAATATCTGATATCTTTTCTGGATCTGTTGAAACTATCAATGAAATATTGATGTTATCACAATTCATTAAAGATCGTAATGAGAGAACATTTAGAAACCTACCATCTATAAGTTCGTCAAAAATTATTAAATTATTGACAGCTGGACCTAATAATCCAGTGTCTTTTCAATCCATCTTTACTGATGCTTTAGCTTACAATAAATATCCAGAAGTATTTAATGCTTTTAGAGATTATTGTACCTTAACATCATCAGATGAATTATTTAAAACTTTTGATACTTATAAATGGTGGGCAGAAGACACAATAGAAACTCGGCAATCTAATTCTTGGGTAAAATTACCGAAATCTTTATCTTTTGAAGATATAAGATTAGGTAAATTATCCTTTAAAGAAGAAGCTGCTGGGAAACTAAGAGTCTTCGCCATAGTAGATATATGGACTCAATCAGCATTAGAACCATTACATCAATCGTTATTTGCTTTATTGAAAAGACTTCCAAATGATGGAACGTTTGATCAAAATGCAAGTTTTGAACGATGTTTAGAAAAGGCACAACTTTACAATTGTGCTTATTCTGTGGATCTATCTGCTGCAACTGATAGATTACCTATACAATTACAATCTGGGATAATTGATTTAATTTTCAATATTCCAGGTCTTGGAAAAGTATGGGCTGATTTATTAGTTAAGAGACCTTATATTATACCGGTTAATAAATATGGTGTTGAACAAGGTGAGATAGTTTACGGTACAGGGCAACCAATGGGTGCCTTGTCTTCCTGGGCTATGCTCGCGGTTACACATCATTTTATATTACAAGTAGCTGCATTCCGAGTTAATCCAAGTCTTGATTCTTGGTTTTCTCGTTATGAAATTCTTGGTGATGATCTTGTTATCTTTGATACAATGGTTTATCAAGAATACCTATCGATTATGGACCAACTTAAAGTTGGTACTAATCCATCTAAATCATTATTCTCCGAAGGATTAACTTCCTTAGAGTTCGCAAAACGAACTGGAGTTGATGGTAAAGATGTTTCGGGATTATCTTGGAAACAATTTATTTCCGGATCTTCCGCAATAGACAGAGTAAGTTTATTAATTTACTTTGCCGCGAAAGGTTTAGTAACGTCTGTTCCTAGTATATTAAATATACTAAGAGCCAGCAATGATCACTCTATTCCGAAATTATCTGCTCTTAAAGAGCGAGATAAATCTAAGATAGATCAGTTATTAATGGCACTATTAGGACATTTTGTTAATTCTAACAAATTATCGCTTCTAGATGCAGTATCGTTCACAATCGATCCTCATAACGAGGATATGGATCAGTTGGAAAATCCAACAGTTCCTATCACTGTGACGTTGCATGAGAGCCTTAAATTATTAAATTCAAGACTCACTGTAACTGATCAAGGGTATGAAGATCCTAATCTTTCTCTTTTAGATAAAAGAAGAGAGATAGCCGAAGAACATGTTATTGGTAAGCTTTCGAACGCAATTGTGAAAGGTAGTTTATCACGTGGTTTACAACTAGATCAGAATCTAGAGAAACTGGTGCTGAACTATGCTTACTCTCTTGTAAATCCTACCGATGAATGTTGGACTTACAATGAAGATTTCTCTTCACGTAGGTTCCAAAACAAAGGTAAGGATATCGGATTCTCTGAGGTAATACAATGTCGGTTAATTGCCGAACAAGTATTATTCCCTTTTAGTGATTATGAATCATTTAAACGGGAGTTAGAAAACGTTAATTTAAAACTATTCTATTTTGGAAATAGTGGTAAGTACGTTCCTAATACTGAAACAATCATAGAAACTTCAGATTTATCAGATCAAATCGATAAATTTGTGAGTGATCTTATGATTGAATCAACCTCGAGAGCTACTACTAAATCATCCTTATCATGGCTGTTCAAAGATATCACTAAAGCTGTAAAAGCTAAAAGAGAACCTCTTTGGACACTTCCTTCTAAGTTTAGAGCAACCGTTAACATGTAACGATATACATACTAAATTTATGAATTAGCAGGTTCCTGGTAATAATTAATTATTACGTGGTGAGAATAGTCATCTGTTCAATACCCCCTGTGAAATAACAGTAGTTAATTAACTATTATCTCAAGATTGGGATAGAAGAAATTCTTGAAATTTCCTCTGGAAAGAATCTCCTGATTCATAGATGTAGCTGTTGCGCGATCAAAACTAGTATCGAC